CTACTTGTTACCGCAGTTGCTAATGGTTCTTTCAATATAACATTCAGAACAACTGGAGGAACTGCTACAGATGCTCCAGTAATCAATTTTACAGTAATAAATTCAGTAACATCGTAATATGAGTGACTGCACAAACTGCCCGCCTTGCGACACAGAGTTTCCTTTATTCTGCGAGGGGCTTGAAACAACTACAGATGGACGTAAACTTGTAGTAGAAGATAACGCATCCTGCCAAAAAGTATTACAAGAACCAAGTGAAATATCTGTTCTTCAGTATGACCAAAACAATGATGTTGCTTGGAAGAGTGGGTCATTGACAGCACCAATCAAACTTCCAAGTTTGCAACTCAACGCAGTCAATGTCGCGCCGAAGATCATGGTTCTGCAAGCAGATGGAACTGTAAGGCAGTGGCAACCTACTGACACTGGAGATAACTTCTTGGCTTATTGGGATGGAACGCAATGGAAGATCGGAAATCTCGCTTCACTTCTCCCTGCTGGTAACGGAGTTATTGTCAAAAATGGAAGTTCATTTTCATTAGCAAATGGAGTTAATGGAGACTTCTTGCAAGTATTGAGTGGGAGCATCCAATTCAATTCAACAATTCCGGGTGGCATTCCAACGGGAACTGTTGTTCCATTTGCTGCAACTACCACTCCGTCTGGTTGGATTCTTTGCGATGGTGGACTATATGGAAGAACAAGTGGTGATCCATCTCCACAACCTAACTTGTTCTCTGTTATTGGAACTACTTATGGAGTTGGAGATAGTCTAACGACATTTGCTGTTCCAGACTTGCGGGGAATGTTTGTTCGTGGATTCGATAATGGAAGGGGGCTTGATCCGCTTCGCGTATTTGGAACACAACAAGCAGATTCTTTTAAATCACATAACCATAGTGGTAATACTGGTTTGTTTAACGCAACCCATACTCACGCATTCAGCGGAACTACAGGAGTTGATTCACCAGATCATACACACACTGTTCAACCATCAAACAATGGAACTGGAGGGCTTGGCGTTGATGGAAGCACAGGTGGCATATATACTGGAGTTAGAACAGGTGGCGCATCTACAAGGCATACCCATACATATTCTGGAACAACTTCATCTGGTGGATCAGATCATAGCCATACAATAGCATCTGATGGGCAAACAGAAACTCGCCCAGTAAATGTGGCGATGAACTACATTATCAAAACATAATGCCAGCAGAAGGATCAGTCTTTGATGGATTCACAAGCGTTATAGCGCAAGACGCTGCAACACATCCATCGTATTTGCCAGAGATGTATGTTGCTGAATCGGTCAACAGAACATTTCGAGGTGGGATAAACCGCACTCGTCCGAGTATCCGAAACATCAATATCGTCGCTGGCACTGGACAACCAGAGACTATCGTTAACGATATTCAGAATGGAAACTTTCAAGGCGCGTATCCATATAGACGGACAACATACGAATCCGCTGATGGAATAGTCATATCGGTAGCTGGCGTAATCTACTTTCTGAACATCGTAAACAATGTTGCATACGCATACAAACTTCCTGTTGCAGACGGGTGGACATGGAATGATGCGAGCTTGATGCACACATGGTTTGTGCAGGCTGAAGACCAGCTATACATCCAGAACGGATACCAAAATCCGATTGCATGGAATGGTGATCTTTCTGTAAACGCAGTAAGATTGAATCCATTCAATAGAGAAATGCCAATTGGCACTATCATGGAGTATGCGTTTGGCCGAGTATTTGTATCTGACAAGTTCAATCAAATCTACGCATCAGACATTATTTATGGGAATGGGTTTACTGATACTACCAACACCCGCAGATTTACAGAAGTAACATATTGGGAGTTGGGTGGAGCATTCGCTACTCCATCCATGATGGGCAATATAACTGGCATGAAGGTAATGCCAGAACTTGGATTGAACCTTCGCGGCCAAGGTCAGCTTGTTGTTTTAACTGGAAACGGAGCGTTTGCAATGGATGTTTCAATCCCAAGAAGCCAGTGGAATACAACTAACATCCAGCGAATTTCATTACTTGGGCGGGGATGCACCAGCCCATACTTGGCATTGGTAAACTCTGAGCTTTGGTTTAGGTCACACGATGGATGGGCATTCTATTCCAATACTCAATCTGAGTTTAATAGATATTTTTCACTCCGTAAACTTTCGAGGGAAGTAAACAAGTGGGTTGAGAGAGATACGCCTTGGCTTAGACAGTTTGCATCTACGATGTTTTATGACAACTACCTGTTAAGCACAGTTGCTCCAGAGATCAAAAGAACATCTGCTCCGGGGTTACATAGATATCATCGTGGAATTATTGCATTGGACTTGGATCAGTCGGCATCACCCGCTCCAGACGCTCAACTGTCATTTAGGTGGAATGGGCTATGGACTGGCATCCGACCAACTCAAATGGTATCAGCTTTGATAGATGGACAGAAACGAGGATTCGCATTGTCGTTTGATAAGGACAATAAGAATCGTTTGTATGAGGTTACTTCTCAACAAACAGATGACTACGGCCCGAATGGAACAAGGCAGATCAAATCCTTCTTCACTACTGGAAGGTATGATTTCAACCGAAGCGGAGCGACAAACAAGTTCCTTCGCAAAAAGATTACTGGTGGAGAAATGTGGATGAGTGAGATTAAAGGATTAGTAGAAAGCAAAGCTGAGTTTAGAGCAGATAGCAATCCTTGCTGGTCAGAACTCAAGGTAGCTACAACCTACGGATGTAATCCATGCTCACCAATAGTAACTGAATGCGTTCCTCAACAGGGTGGTAATCGCTATAAACGCTACAAGTTTAACACACCCGACCCAAGCGAGTGCAATGACTTGGCAGGTATCCCATCGGTAGAGGGAAGTGAGTTTCAAATCAAAATCCACCTAACTGGATCAGCAACCATTGATCGAGTTAGGTTGATGGCAAACATCAAAAACAACGACGATTCACCAGTAGGCGACTGCCCAGAAGAAAATCAAGAATGCGAACCATTTTTGTGTTGCCAAGAAAAATATTGGGATTACAGTATCGTCACTTAATTTATGGACAATCAAGATTCAAGTCCCGCTCTTATCTTTCCATCTGTCCCAGATGATTTCTGTCCATCTGGAAACTGGACGCAAGTATTCCAACAATTTTCTGATGTTGTTCTCGCAAGTGGAACTGTAAATATCCCCGGCTTATCTGATGTTACTCCGCAGCAAATACAAACGATAAATGCTTATCTTCAAAGCCTACAAGATCAGGTAAATGTTCTTGCAGAAACACAAGTAAGGCAGGGCATAATTACGGGATTGGTAACAGGAGATCAAACTATCACAATTACATTTGCAACTGCAATGCCAAGCGACAACTATACTGTTGCATTTACACCAGTCACCAATGCTGGTGGCGCAACACAAGCTCCAATTTTTGCGATTCAAACCGGATCGCAAACCATTACTGGATTCACAGTCTTTATTGACCAAAACGTGGCTACAGTAACTCAAGTGGATTGGGTAGCAATCCATTCAGCATAACAACCAACCAAAACAAAAATATGACACCACTAAAAGGAACCGATCCTAAACTCGTATCTGGCGGCTCACCAACTCGCGGAATGATCCGTGAGGGCATGGGCAACATGAACCCACCTAACACTGGCAAGAACCCATACTCCAGCGCACCACTTCCAAAATCTGGCAAGCCCGTTGGTGGAAAATAATTATCGGTAACGATAATCTATGGCCGATACCTTAAAAGAGATGGCAGAACTCGTTAAGGGTTTTGTCGGAGATAGTGGCACTTGTTCGGATGATAGGGCTTACAAAGCTGTAAACCAAGCAAGGCGACTACTTTGGAATAAGCGAGCTTGGACTACTCAAGAAGAGTATGTCCAAATTTGCTGCGTGAACGATTGCTTCACGCTTCCATCTCGCTATGAGCAAATCAAACTGGCATGGATTGGCAATGACACCGCATCTCTCGCAGATGAATGGTTTAATGCCACCAATGCTTTTGCTCTCCATGCAGATCATTCGTGCCATAGGGGAATCATTGAGGTAGGAGGACTCCATGTTCTCTTCCGAGATTATACTACGCATCCTTATCAAATAGGCATAGTAGCAGAAGACATAGATGATGCTGGAGTAGAGTTGATGTTTGAAGTGCAGGATCAATACGATACCTACCACAGGGTAAACTTGTTTGCTCAAACAGCACCAAATCTTTCCAAGTCCGATCTCCTCATAAAAGGAGTAAGGAGCGTAACAAAGCCAGTAACAAAAGGCAGGATTCGCGTTTATGCTTATGACTTGGAACTGCAAGCAAAGACTCTCATTGCCATCTACCAACCTAATGATGCTAACCCTACATTCCGTAGGTTCAAAGCACCGAGGACTTGCGAGTGCATTACACTCTACGCATCGAAGAAATACTTCGATTTAACCGATCCAAAGGAACTGGTAGAGTTTATTCCCGATGCAATGATCTATGCGGTTCTTGCATTGAACTCGCGTGAGAATCGTAAGGCGCAAGAGTTCATGTCTAACTTGGCATTGGCCGTGCAAGAGCAAGAGAAGGAGATGGAGAACGTAGAGATTCCTACCGCCGCACCAATCCGCTTCTCTAACTATAGTCGGGCAGAGAACCTAATCGGGTCTGATCTATTGTCACCATCACCGAATGATTACTTCCTCTACCGATGACACTGACAATTCCAGACAAGATTGATGCGAGGAATGTAGTTGGATATGGTGATCCAGACTACGAACTCAACTTGATGGATTTGGAGATTCTGAAGTTACCTCCACGAGAATGTCCGCTGATTCATAGGTTCACGCCGGGGTTGTATATTCGGGAAATCTATATGCCGAAGGATACGATTCTCACAAGTTTGCTCCATCTAACTACGCATCCGTTCTTCGTGATGAAAGGTGATGTGACTGTCTGGTATCATGGCATCCCTGCCCACCGCTACAAAACAGGCTACAGTGGTATCACGGAAGCAGGAACAAGGCGTATGCTTGCTACCCACAAAGATACAATCTGGACAACCTGCCATGTCACAGACTTAACTGATCCAGACGAAATTATTGACAGCATCACTTCAAGAGACTTTAATCCTCACATCGCCAAGGAAGACCCAAGGGTGCAGAAGTGGCGGCACAACCGAACCGACTTAATCAAATGAGATTTCTTTTACCAGACCCATTAGGCAACGATAAACATTCACAGATGTTTCATAGTAGTGGATTCGCTATTGCTGCTGGTGTAGTTGCTGTAGGTGCGGCGGCAGGGTCAGCAGCTATCTCCATGTCGGCGGCAGATCGTGCAAAGAAAGCTCAAGGTGCTGCTGGAGCTTCTTATAAAAAACAACTTACTAAGGCGACAGATCAATTCATAAAACAGCAAGATGAAGTTAAGGCTAAAATTGCAGCAATTGATCCTAACTTAAATATTCCAGAATTTAATCTAAAGGGAGCAACAAAAGAATCAATTGATGCAGCTAATCAGATAACTGCGAATACACTCAAGCAACTTGAAGACATTGTTCCGGGGTCTGCTCAAGCAAGAAGTCAAGCGATGCAGTCACTCGGTCAATGGGAAAACAATCTAAATCAGCAATACCAAGGGCTACAAGCTAACCAGCAATTGATCGACCAGCAACGAGGAGTAGTTGGAAGTATGTTGAGGGGTGAACTTACTCCAGTTCAGCAAGAGCAAATCAACCGAGTAATTGCTGAAAGATCAGGAGCAGGATTTAATCCAGCGACAGCAGGTAGGGCTGGTGGATTCCAAACAGCACAAGCAGGACTTGCTGACCAATTAAGGCAGTCTTCCGAAGCAAGAATCCTTGCAGGAATGCAGTTAGCACCCGGAGTCAATGAACAGCAACGAGGCTTGGCAGCATCAAGCCTTGGGTTATCTGAAGGGTTCCGAGGACTACAAGGAACCGCACAAAACTGGCAGCAATTAGCTGGCGCATTCACTCAAAATGTTCCTCAGATTATGGGAATAGGATTGCAAGGAAGAGGGCAAAACATCCAAGTTCAGCAATACGGAATCCAAAATGCTTTCCAGCAACAGGGACTTCTTTCTCAAATCAACCAAGGCAACTATGCCGCATTGACTGGGCAGGCGCAGAATATTTACGGAGTAAACAAAGATACTGCCGCCGCAAGCTACGCCGCACAGCAAGCAGTCGGCCAAGGTGTATCTGACATCGGTAAAGCTACCTCTGGTGCATTAACGATGGGAATGAACATCAGTGCTGCACAGCAAGGACTCAATTTGGGAGGCATGGGCGGTGGAATGGGTGGCGGAACGGGAGGATATGCCGCTATGGGTGGATATGGAAGTTTCCCAGAAGCAAAACGAGTAGCATCAGCATATACACCAGAACAATCAACTGGAAGTTTGATTTACAGATAAAACACTATGTCTATCGCAGAACTCATAATGCAGGGAACCAATCGCGCATCGGAATCTACCTCATGGGTTGGAGATTCTTTGGCTAAACTTGGTCAGAATGTAGGTGCAGCGTTGGCACAGAGAGAGCAGCAGAAGCAAGCTCAAGAGATGCTACCATTCTTGCAACAGGGTATGCAGGAGTCGATGACACTTGCAGGACAAGGACAATCTGGAGCGGCGTATAGTAAGATGCTTGGTATGTTGACTCCAGAAACTCTAAACAACCCACAG